TCGTCATAGGCGCGCGTAGCCGCGTCTGCTCTCTCGCGCGCCTTCCCCAGTTCGGGAGACGGCGTATGCGTGACGGGAAGGTGCAGCAGCACCTCGCGGTAGTTCTCGCCCCCGGGGAGTTGATATTTGGGGTCGTGGAACTTGGTCGAGGTGTTGCGCCCCTCGCCGCCAAGCTGCGTCTCCTCGATGGGGAGCCGATTGTCCTCAAGGTGCTTGATCACCTCCTCTCGGGGAAGGGCCTTCGAGCCCAGCGTGTCGAACTTGGAATACTTCAGCTCGTCGGGCTTGATGCCCGGCATCGCCGCGTACTGCTGCGGCGTCGCCTTGGCCTGACCCTTGGCGGCAATGACCTTGGCCGCGCCGCTGTGGAGCTTGAAGGGCGGCACCTTGCCGCCGTCAGCATAGCCCGACGGGCCGATGTACTTGCCGCCGCCGGGGCCGCTGTAGCCGCCGCCTCCGGGGCTCGGGTCCATGCCGCCAGCAGGCCCCGGGTAGATGTTGGCGATGCGTCGCAGCAGGGCGCGCTGGTCGCGGGCGATCATGAGGGCGCGCTTGACTTCCTTGCTCTCGGCGGCCCCGCCTTGGGCCAGCCCCCAGTGCGAGCGGAACGGGATGTTACCATCGCGACCCCCGCCGAGGAGGTTACGCCCGATGCGATAGTCGGTAAGCGGCGGTCCGCCGCGGAAGGTCAGACGAGGCGTCATCTGATCCGGGGCAGTCTCCCCAGCGGGGACCAGCATGTCATCGATGCGCCAACGCTGACCAAAGGCATCCGGGCCTTCGTAAGGGGCCTCGGGCTTTACGGGCTGCCCTTCATAGGTGAACTGACCACTGTCATCGCGGTAGGCGCGAGGAGCCACGTCGCCACCGTCTGCGTATGCGTAGCCCATATCTTGCCGCTGCAAGATATCGCCAACAGTTGCGCTCGGGGGGTTCTGCGGGTTATCGGCCAGCCAATCGTGAGCCGCCTGTTGAAGGTGTTCATATCCCGGCGCGCCCGCCGCAATCTTGGATAGCTGTTCGGGGCGCATACCCATGAAAGTGGGTTTTTCTTCAACAAGCTGTGAAGGCCCTATCCCACCTGCGCGGACATCGTTCAGACTGTAGCTGCCGCCGGTCTGGCGCGGTTTGCGGGCGATCATGAGGGCGCGCTTGACTTCCTTGCTCTCGACGGCGCCGCCTTCGGCCTTGCCGATGTCGGCCTCGTTCGGGTCGTAGGTGCCGCGATTGCCGATGGCGCTCTTGATCTGCGTCGGGTCTTTCAGGATCACCGCGACGTTCTGCCCTTCAGGCGTCCAGCTATCGTAGCCCTGCGCGCGGAGTTGATCGAACCACTCGGACTGCGCCTTCTTGTAGTTCTGCGCGCCCAAGAAGTTGTCCGGCATCGGCCCCGTGTGCGACTTGCCCAGCTTCAGGTGAACCGGGATGACGCGGCTGCGCGTGTTGGTAGGCACGAACTTGCCGTCTTCGTATCGGTGGCCCTGACTGTCGTTCTGTTCGGCGTACGTTGACGCCTCTTGCGGGTCGCGCGCAAACCACGCGCCGTGGCGCCCGATCTTGAACTTCGAGAAGTCGATGTCCTTCGACGTGCCGTGATACCACCTCTCGGGAGCGCCGCCCCACTGATCGAATGCCTGCTGGCGCTCGGTGCTGCCAACCGCGCGCGCGATCATCAGGGCGCGCTTGGCGGCGCCGCCGGTGGCAAACTTGCCGTCATAAGTCTCTAGGCGCGGCGGCGGGTCGTACTGAAGTTCGGCGCGCGGTCCGTAGTAGGCTTGCGTGCCGCGTTGCGGTTGATGCCACGTTGCGGGCACTTCGGTGATATCCTGAATTACCGGCTCCTCGTCTTCGCCCTTACCGACGCGACGGCCTTGAACGAGCTTACGCGGAAGAGGCGTCTTCTTCTCCCCCATGACCGTCTCGCCCTTGCCGAGGCTTTCGATGACGCGAATACCTGCTTCGCCGGTGTCGCCTGATGGCCGTATGATCGCCCCTTTATGGTTGAGCGCATAGCCCGAAACGCCTTTTTCCCGGCCGCCCGTGATCCAGTTCTTGCTGCGCCCCCCTTCCGGCACATCGCCGAAGCGCAGGAACGTCTCCAGCTTTGGGTTGTAGCCGGGTGTGTCTCTCAACAGCTCGTTGCGGGCCTTTTTACCCGCAATCATCAGCGCGCGGCGAGCGGCCTTCTTCGGATCAGCCATCCGACTTCGCCTTCGGCTTCAGCGCCGCCAGCATGCGCTCGTGGCCGTGCTGCGCCTCGCGCTCGGTCGTCGCGTGCGCCTGCGAGGCCTTGGTCTTCATCAGGTCGCCGACGAGCTTCAGGTTGGCCTCCTGCAGGTCGGCCTGACGCTCAAGGTCGCGGTTCTCGTCTTCCTTCAGCGCGCGCTCCTGCTTGAACTGCACGTCCTTGGCATTGGACGCGATCTCGGCCGCCTTCAGCGCCAGCTCTTGGCTCTTGTCCTCGGGCGGCGCCAGCCCCGTCGCCTGCTTGCTGGCCTCGACCTGCAGCTTGGCCTGCCCAAGCTGGCCCTCCTGCTGGAGCTTCTGGCTTTCGAGCTGGAGCTTGGCGGCGTCGGCCTGCGTCTTCTGCTGCAGTGCCTCGCGCTTGATCTGCTGCTCGCCGTGCTTGACCTTCAGCTCCTCGATGCCCTGCTGCACTTCCAGCGGCGGCCGGTTCATCGCGCTCGGCGGCACGAAGAACTGCTCCGGGTTGTTCCATCCCAGCGCCTGCAGCGCAGCCGTGTCGACGGCAATCGGGTCGTACAGCGTCGGGCTTGAGCTTTGCAGTTGCTTCAGCGCCATGACCTTGATGATGCGCTGCGTGTGGCTCGCCGTGTTCGGGTCGGCCTGCGGCACCAGCGCCTGCGCGTACATGTCGAGCGCGTCGGTGAACGTCTTCTGGTCCCACGGGAAGGCCGGCTTCCGGTTGCGCTGCCAGAAGCTCTCGGGATGCTCCTTGAAGCACTTGACGAGGAGCTGGAACTCTTCGGCCTGCGAAGAGTGCATGCGCTTGTGAACGCTGTTCAGGATTTTCTGCGACTGCTCGATCAGCGCCAGCGTCGTGCCGACGGGCGCGTCGGCGCGGCCCTCGCCAACTGCCTGCTCGGACGTGCCGCCCAGCCGCTGGCCCGTTTCGACAATGTTCTGCACCAGCGACATGAGCGCCGCGGACGGTTCCTTGTACGGCAGCGGCGCGATTGCCTGACTGATCGGCATGCCGCCCGTCTTCACGAGCGCGCCGCCGCCCGGCGGGACGCGGAAGATGTTCGTGTTCTGGCGGCCGCCAGCGTCGCTGAACAGGAAGCCGGGGAAGTTGGCGTACATGCCCGCGTCGAGCAGCTCGCGCCACGCCGCCGTCACGGCGTTGGTCGTGTTGCCGAGGATGTGCAGCAGGCCGATGGGGTAGAAGCCGAAGCCCGGCACGAACGTGTACGGCACGAACACGGCGCGCGCCTCGGGCAGTTCTGCCGTGTCGGAATCGTAGTTGCGGACGATGCTCAGGATTTGCTTGCTGGTGACGTCGATGGTGACGCGCCACGGGACTTCAAGCCCGCTCTCCTTGCCCTTCCACTTGTGCTCGTAGCCCTTGATGTTCAGCTCGCAGTAGCACTCGTAGATTTCGCGGTCGCGGTCGTCCGGGTTCAACGCTTCGGGCTGGACGCCCTGCTGCGCCTTCTTCTCGCGCTGCGCGCTGTCGAGCTGCTGCGGCGACGGCGTCGAGAGCGAGATGTCGCGGTAGACGTCGAGGATTTGCAGCCGCTTCACGGTCGAGGGCCGCATCATGACGCGGTGCGTCACGCGCTTGGCGCTGCGGATGTCGGTCGCGGCCGCGTTGACGATCAGGTCTTCGGCGTCGACCGTCTCGCTGACGGGTCGGTTGCGGAGCGGACAGAAATACACCTTCTTGAACGCAAGGCCGCCGAAGCCAAGCATCAGCAGCATGCGGTCGGTGTCGGGATAGTACTCGGTGGCGATGGCCGTCAGGTAGTGGTTGAGATCGCGTTCGAGCGCGTCGGCCATGCGGTCGGTCTGGAACGATGCGTTGTTGTCGTCGACCCTGATCTTGACCGGCCCGTCGGTCGGCAGCAGCTCGGCGCGCGCGTTCGCCTGAAAGCGCAGCACGGCTTCGAGCAGCAGCGGGTGGCGGACGCGGTTCATGCCCTCGACGGGGGCACCCTCGGCGGAACCGCCGATGCCGGGCACTTCGATCTTGAGGCCCAGCAGCTTGATGCCCTGCGCGCGATCCTCGATCCAGTCCCTGCGACTGTCGACATCGTCGCCGATTGCGCGGATCAGATCG